GGGCTAGCAATTCCGCGTCGGCCTGATCATTGTCACGGATCAGCCTTAACGCGGGCCTGATCCCGCTTGCTGGTTTGTGCTTGCTTCCCGTCAGCGTCCTGATGTCTGCCGTCATTTTTTATCTCCCCGTCCCATTCCGAAATTAGCGCGATCACTACTCCGAGCAGGATCGCCAGTAGGATCGCCAGAAACCCAAGACCCCACGCGAGCCACTCGATCACGGCCACTCTCCGAAAACTGACGAACAAGGAACGACGCGAGCGGCTCTTTGCACTTGCAGTTGAGTAGGTCATGCTCAGCGCAGCGCCCCATCAGCGTTGCTCCATGAGCTCAGCGCGTGTTCTTGCACGAATAAATCCTATGTCATCAGGGTCCTCCGTCGCCGCGTCGATCTCATCACTGAGGCCCACAGCGACCGAGGAAAAAATTGCCTCCCAGATCAGCCCGCCGCGCTCAATGATGATATCCTCATCGCCCCGCTTTGCAGCGCTGAGACGCACGCAGATAATGCGGCCAGCGGCGTCAATGTCGACATCACCTATTAGCTCAGTACCGGCGACCGCCGTGCCATCAAGGCCCAGCAGAAGAGGAATGCCGTTAAATTCTAAATTAGCGTGAACCCAATTTGCCATAGTCCGTTCCTCCTGATGTATCGGGGGAGGGCGATACGCCTCTCCCCCGTCGGTGCCCCCGCGCCGAGCTGGTTGACCGGGGCGGCCTTACGGTGGGGAGCGCTTTTTGTCCCCCGCAGGCCGAGGGGTAAGCCATCAGGCCGCCCCGGTGATGACGCTACATTCGCCCGTTCGGACGGGCAGTGTCAACTACAAATCGACCGCCGCAACGGACATTGTTGATAAACTGTTGATAACACAAGGGAGAAAAATGTTTTCTTGACTTGCCCGTTGAAGCGGACGCATACTGCGGACCATGAAACTCAAGATTGATCAGACCATAGAGCGCATTCGCCAGCCCATCCGGGACGGCGATATCCGCATGCGTCCGCTTGCCCGTGCTGCAGGGGTGCCTATTGCGGTCCTTGACGGCGTGTTGCGGGACGGATGGAATCCGAAGGCCGACACGATTCGAAAGCTGGAGGTCGGCCTATCCAAGCTTCGCCGCCCTTTGGGAAACGGCGTGAGAACCGCCGCAAATCAGCGTAACGTGGCCGCATAGCTTTGTAGCCTTGCGTATCTCCTCCCTAGCCTAGAGGCGGGCTGTCTGCGTCCCGCCTGATTTTTTTGCAGTGTGCGTAAAAACGAAAACCCCGCTTTGTGAGAGCGGGGCTAATCGAGTGCATGCGTTCAGCCAGTTGGATTGGCCGATGACTAACTTTCTAAGCGAAAACTGCGACCAAATCAAGACTATCGTTGTCAAGACAAAAGGAACGCCGACGCAAAAGCTGTTGGCAATTCTGATGCTCGCGGGCATCGACAAGACCTCCGACTTAGCCGAGATCACTGGTTTAACCGAGCGAGCCGTTCAGACCGCAAAGCGCAACCTATTTCGCGAAACTGATTGCGTAACGCAACTCATTGCGGCGAAACCTATTGCGGAAACGCAACCTATTGCGCTTTTGGCGCAATCTATTGCGGTCGCGCATGTGCCCGCGCGCGTAGAAGAAACTAACTTACTTACTAACCTAGTATCTACTGTTGAGATTAAGGAAAGTAAGATTTTGCTTCGCTCTGACGAGCCGAAGCCGAAAAAGCAAATTCACGGGACACGGCTTGATCTCGATTGGACTTTGAGCGCAGACCTTCGGCAGTGGACGCGAACGACATTCCCGCAAACGACCCCCGACCGCCTCGCAGCCGAACTTGAAACTTTTCGCGATTATTGGGCGTCCGTCGCTGGTCAGAAGGGCCGCAAAGCCGACTGGGATGCGACTTGGCGCAACTGGAGCCGTCGAGCATTCGCCACAGCCCCGATGCGCCCGAATGCCCAGCCGCCGCCGATGTCCGCATCCGCCGCCCGTACCGCTCGCATGCGCGCAATGCTTCGCGAAGGGATCTCGGCATGAACAGCAAATATCTCGATATGATCGCCCGCAAGGCGGTTTCGTTCCAGCCGCGAGGGCTAGATCGCATCCCGTCGATGAACGCCAAGATGTTCCCGCACCAGGCGCACTCAACCGAGTTTGCATTGCGCGCTGGCAGCGCCGCGCTATTCCTCGATACCGGCCTCGGTAAATCGTTCTGCGCGTTGGAGTGGGGCCGCGTCATTGTCGAGCACACGAACAAGCCAGTGCTTATGCTGGCGCCGCTCGCAGTCGGTCCCCAGCACCAGCGTGAGGCGATGAAGTTCGGCATCGATGCAACCTACGTGCGCGAGCCGTCCGAGATCACAGGCGCAGGCATATGGATCACTAACTACGAGCGGCTCGACAAGTTCGACGCTGGCCAATTTGCCGGCGTCATCTTGGACGAAAGCAGCATCATCAAGGGGTTCAACGGTCGCACGTCGAGGGCGCTGATCCAGTCGTTTTCGGCCACGCCATATCGGCTGGCGTGTACGGCGACACCAGCTCCTAACGATCACATGGAGCTTGGCCAGCATTCGGAGTTCCTCGGCATCATGCGCGGCATGGAGATGCTGTCGCGGTGGTTTATCAACGACACGTCATCGGCCTCTCAGGACTGGCGCATCAAGGGGCACGCGGTCGATGCGTTCTGGGATTGGGTAGCGTCGTGGTCGCGATGTGTGGCGATGCCGTCAGATCTCGGTTTTGACGATAGTGGGTTTGCACTGCCGGAAATGCAGATGCACCAGCACATCGTCACGGCAGACCGATCGACGGATGCTGGCGAGGAAAAGGATGGGCAAGCCCGAATTTTTCGCATCCCAGAAACGTCGGCAACCAGCATCCACCGCGAAAAGCGTATGACCATCGACGCCCGCGCCGATCTGATCGCCGAAGTGGTCGGACGCGAGACTGGCGAGCCGTGGATCATCTGGTGCGATACTGACGCCGAGGCCGACGCATTGACTGACCGCATCCCCGGCGCTGTCGAGGTGCGCGGTTCGATGTCGGCGGACGTGAAAGAGGAACGCATCATCGCGTTCTCGACTGGGCAACAGCGCATCCTGATCACCAAGCCGTCAATCGCAGGGTTCGGTTTGAACTGGCAGCACTGCGCACGGCAGGCGTTCGTGGGGCTCAGCTTTTCCTATGAGAGCTTCTATCAGGCAATCCGCAGGAGCTATCGGTTCGGACAGACGCGGCCGGTGCACGTCCACGTGGCGATGGCTGACACGGAAAAGGCGATATGGGACGTGGTCAGCCGCAAGGCCGAGGACCACACGACCATGAAGAACGCGATGCGGGCCAGCATGGCGCGGGCAACGCAGAAAACCCACGCACGCGCACCGTATCAGCCAAAAACCAACGTCAAAATTCCAGCTTGGATGAGGGCAGCAGCATGAACACGATCATCAATCAGGCCGATGGTAAGAACTGGACGGCAGTGCACGGCGATTGCGTATTGGGCATGAGCGATCTGCCGGACGAGAGCGTCGGGTTCTCGATCTACTCGCCGCCGTTCGTCGATCTGTTCGTCTACTCTGACAGCGCCGCCGACATGGGCAACTGCGCCGACGACGTTTCGTTCTTCGATCAGTACAGGCACGTCATCCGCGAAAAGATGCGTCTGCTCAAGCCGGGCCGATTGACTGCAGTGCATTGTACCGATCTGCCGACGCGCAAGTTCAAGGATGGCGTGATAGGCCTCAAGTCATTCTCCGACGACATCCGAAAGGCGCACCAGGACGAGGGGTTCATTTATCACTCGCGCGTTACCGTCTGGCGCGATCCCGTCGTCGAGATGCAGCGCACCAAGGCCCTCGGACTGCTCTACAAGCAGCTGAAAAAAGACAGCTCAATGAGCCGGATGGGGATGCCGGATTATGTGCTGGTGTTTCGCAAACCAGGTGACAACCCAGAGCCTATTACTCATGACACAACCGACGTTCCCGTCGATCTGTGGCAGAAGTGGGCGAGCCCTGTGTGGATGGACGTCCGCCAGACCGACGTTCTTAACGGGCGCGTGGCCCGCGAAGACGCCGATGAGCGCCACGTTTGCCCGTTGCAGCTTCCCCTGATCGAGCGCGCCATCCGCCTGTGGTCCAACCCCGGCGACGTGGTGTTGTCGCCGTTCATGGGCATCGGCTCGGAAGGCCATGAGGCCGTGCGTCTCAAGCGCAAGTTTATCGGGTTTGAGCTAAAGGAAAGCTATTGGCGCCAGGCGTGCAAGTTCATTGGCGAGGCCGACGCTAACGCATCTGGTGGCGATCTGTTCGGCATGGCAGGCGCCGCATGAGCCCCGAAAACCATTTCATTGATCGGATGTTGAGTATTTTTCACGCTCCGGTCACCGAGAACGAAAGCGGCTTTGTTGAGGAAATGCGCAAAGCCCTGAAAGGTTGGGATCTGCAAACCCTTGACGAAGCAGCCGACCGCATTGCCAAGACGGCCAAGTTCTTTCCTAAACCAGCCGAGGTGATCGAAGTTTGCGAGGCTATCGCAGCCGCTCGCGTGGTGCCCGATACCCGGCCACATCACGGCGACTGGACCAGTGACGCCATTCGCACAGCGAGCGGTTTGATTAGATCCGACATGGGCCGCGAAGCCGCGAAAGACGGGTGGATCACGCAGCTGCACGACTTTTGCCGCCAAAAACGACGGCTGCCTAAAGGCTTTGAAATCTCCAAGCTGAAAACCGAGGCCAAGCTATTCGACGACGCTTATTCGACGTGCTGCGTCGGCAAGGGCGGCACCCTAAACGGTGCCTTAAAAAAGCTGGGTGAAACATTCTTGCAGCGCCGCAATGAGTTGGCCGCTGCAGCAAATGGCGAGGCCGCACAATGACCCTCACCTTCGTGATGATCCTCACTCTTGCTGGCGGTCAACTCGCAGAACAGCCCGCCTCAATCATGGAATGCCAGCTTGTTACCGAGGCTTTGTCTAAGGGCGAGCTAATCGAGATCGACGCCTCCGACGGCCATCGCTACCGCGTGCTCGAAGCCGAATGTCGGATGGCTGAGATAGCCGACGCGTGCGAGATGGAGGGAGCATGACCTCCTGCTCCCCTAAAGACCGGGAATACATCCGTCAAGGGCTATTGCTGTACTGGCGAAAAAAGAAGGCGGCGCAAATGGCTACAGCCCTCGGAAAGTCGTTCAAGGTCACGCTAGACGGCAAGATCAAGAAACGCCCGCCCCGCATGGCTCCCGTCATCGCCTCCGCCAAGCGGCACAAGGCCGACAGGATCGAGAAACGGCTGCGCGAGAACGCCGCCAAAAGCAAGGGAGACGCGCCATGATCATCGCCCACGATTTGACGGGACGAACCGTCGGCAAAATCCGCGTGATTGGGTTTTTCGGAAAGATCCAATCGCGATCGAAAGGTCTGAGGTCGATGTGGCGCTGCGAGTGCCTGAAGTGCGGGAAGAGGTTTCAGGTCATAACCCAGTACATCAAAAACGGCTGTTACGACTGCAATGGTGGCGTCAGTAAGGGGTCTAAATGACGCGCGCTGACGCCCGCCGCGCCGCTGAGTTGTGCAGAGACATCGGCCGCGACGTAGCTTTACCACCGACGTTAGTGCTCGCGTTATTGGACGAGGCCCTACATGACCGCGACAGCGCTTTACGTTTACCGGACGAAGTCGCAGTGCGAGCAGAAAGCGCAAAAAGAACTACGCGAGGCCGGCGTCAAAGCCTACGTTCCGACTGAAAAACGTCGTTGGGGTAAGAGCGAACGGCGCGTGCCAACGGCCCGCCAGTATGTGTTCACGGGTAGCTTGAAGCCTCACGATGCGGAGCACGTTGGACAGCAAATTCCCGGCGTTGCGGCTCCACACGAAATGCGCCGCTTGTACGTCCGCAGCAGTGCCACACAGATCCGTCACGCCTTCGCGCCGGGAGATGATGTCTCCATTAAGCGCGGGAAGTATGCGTCAGTCCCCGGCGTCGTGGCCGAGATCTACCGGGGCTGCTGGTACGATGTCCGCGTCGTCATGCTGGGCAAATCTCATATTGCGAAGCTGAAGGAAAGCGATCTTGTCCGCCTCCATCCAGGCACAAAATAGCTCCGCTGGAGGGTTTCCAGCGGGGCAATCAAGAGTTTCCGTGGCTCAGTGCAGAGTAATCGCCACCTCGCGACCAATGCGGCGGCGCTGAACAAAGCCCGCTGCAATCGCAGCCGAGACACGCTTACTCGCTTCGCCCTTCGTCACAGCCAACAGGCGCGCCAGCTCGTTGTTGCTCAGCGGGCGCTTAGTGATGGTCAATAGTTTCCGGAGCTGCTCAAGGTCTTGTGGCGTCACGTCAGCAGGGATGATTAGATCTGAAGCCCTGGAAACCGTTGTGGAAACAGTCACAGGCTGGGCAATTAACGCAGTCGCGAGCCACACAAGAGCCCAAATTGCCACGTCAAGGCCAACGGCAAACGCGATCACCGAGCCCTTTCTGATCGTCTCAGCGGAAACCGTCCCACCCAATGCCCAAGCCCATGCTTCTGATCCTAGATCCCCTGGCGGTGACGTTCGCAACTCATGCCGTAGTTTATCGACGCGAGCCTCAAGAGCGGAAACGGTTTGTGTCTTGCCCTTGCAGGCTGGACCATTTCCGCTCGCACACTCTTTAATCAGATCATCCGAGGCCCAAGCCAGCCTAGTCTGGGTTGCCTTAAGATCAGCCTCGACCGTGGCGCGGTCAACGCTTACTGCGGCAGCAGCGTGCTTGACCTCGCCCGTTCTGCCGACAACTGCCGGCAGGCTGTAGGCCAGCAACGCCGTGAACGCGACAGACAATGCTAGGGCTAGGGCTCGAAGCTGGTTAATCCACGCAATGTGGATAAAAACGGGAAGCACCGCGACGGTGATCATAGCAACGATCATCGACGCGCGTGTATATGCTGATGCGGTCTGCGTCGCCTCGATGGCTCCAAGGATCTGCAGGCCGAGTAGTCCAATTGCGGTTGTCACCGCAGCTACAACTGGTAGATAGGTCATAGTTTATTCTCCTGGTTAAATCAGGGTGGATGGATGAGGCGACGACGCGGACTGCAATCCGCGTTGTCGCCGCTAATTAGGCTTGTTGGGACGGGTTTTGCCTGTCGATCGCGTCAGGCCATAGCTGCGCCCTTGGCGATTTCGCCTGTTTTTTTTGTCTGGATGTCCCCGCCTTCCGGTTGCTTGTCTCGGGTTGATCCCGATCTGCTCTTCGCCGTCTTTTGCCTAGCTTCCGTCCGGTGGGGGCCAGCTCAATCCGCGCATATTGCAGGATTTATTGTGATCTGTCAATATAGGGCAGATCACATTATCGTGATTTAACCGGACCCTCTAAATAAGGTTATCAAAGGACGAGCCTAGGAGGCTATCTATGTACACTCTCCCCATTAAGCGCGGACGCGGTCGGCCCTTCAGCGACAATCCAATGGTGCAAATCAGCATTAGGATGAGCCGCGACGTAATGGACGCGATCGACGCCATCGCAGAGGCGCAGCCCGAGCACGACCGCGCAAGGATTGTCCGTGATTTGATCCGTATCGGATTAAAGCATCGTGATAAGAAAATAACGTAACACATTACAATTGAATTGATTTGTCGGATTTAGCAATGACCTTTGGCCAGGGCCATTTTGACGTCGGATTCAATAGGTCTTGCCATAAGTCTACCGGCCGAGCGACTGGCCCCGGTAAAAACCTGTTGACGACCCTTGCCAAATCATGGCACGGAAAATGCAGAGACGAGCCTAGCACCGCCATCGTCGGCGTTTTGCGTGGAGCCGACGACGTAGGCCCTCGGGGACATGCTCCCCACCAATTCTGGAATAATGCCCAAAACGCCAACGGCCCCGCAACGCTCAACGAGCCGGGGCCTATTCTGATTCTCACGGCGGCCCGGTACCGACGCAACTCTCCGGGCAACCAAGACTGATCGAGTGTCACCTCAGATCGCCGGCCCGTGATACGCTCACTCTGGGCCGCTAGTGAGACACCATAACCACACGATGACGGCATATTGATGGCCACAGCTGCGACGATCACATCCCTGATTTACATCCTCGCCCTGGCCGCTGCCGCGACTGACCGGATATCACGACTATGACCGGCATCTATGTAAGTGTAGCCCTGTTTGCGACCGGCCTCGTGATGCTTCTCGCCGTTTGGCTACATCTGCAGTGACCGACGACATTGACCCCATCCATCTGGTTCAAGCCGCGGCGCTACTTATGCTGCAAGACGGCTCGTCGTATTTGGAGATCCAGGCCAGGGTCCACGACATCGTCCGCGAGACGATCAATATTGCCGCTCGGTCGGTTCTGGTCTTGTCTGATCTCGATCCGATCACAGACAGCATCCACTAGTATAGCCCGCGTCTCCATCCGTCCCCCACAGGAGACAACCCCATGAATGACTTGGCGCGCATTAAGCGCATCCTGATCGCCGTCGGCACCATCGGCCTCGTTTCTGGGGCTTATATGTCGTTTTCGTTTGGCAGGGCTATGAGTTTAGCGCACGGTATCACGTTGGCGCTGCTGACTGTGCTTGCTGCCGTCATGTTTATTGCGATCGACCACCTACGCCGCAACGGCAGCAGCCCCGGCATGACCCGCGCGCTCACGACGCTGGCCTTTGTGTTTCTAGGCGCTGAGCTGTTTTCGCATGTCGGATATAGCGTTGGCACGCGCGTTGAGAATACCGAAATGACCAGCGTGCAGAACGTCAAATATACCGACACCAGGGAAGCTGTTGTCGATCACAAGGCGAACCTTTCCCTCTGGCAAGCCCAGCTCGCCCAACTCAAGTGGAGTGGCACGGTATCGGCTGACGCTCTCCGTGCTCGTCTGCCAGGCCTCGAACTCGCCATTGCCCAGGAAAGCAAGCGCGGTGGGTGCGGCCCGGTCTGTCTCCAGCGCACCAAAGAGCGCGACGACGTACAGGCTCAAATCGGCAGTGCCGAAGCGGCTAACGATCTATCCAAACGCATCGAAGCCACACAGCGCTTGATCGACAAGAGCCGCGAACAATCGGCGGTCACGGAGTTCAAGTCGAGCCCGATCGTCAATCAAACGAAATTCGTCTCGCAGATCGCAACGGCCAGTCTTGAGCCAGGAACCGCCGCACTCACATGGGCACAGATCGCCATCGGCCTTCTGATTGCGCTAGTGACAACGTTCCTCCCGCCTTTCGCCTTCTACTTGGCGCTCGGCGATAACATGCACACAGCCAACCCGGATCAGCTCACCACCGGCTTTAGTCGTGGTCGTGCCCCCGACGCTGAGACCGCCGCGCGCACGCGTAACATGATCGTAACTGAGCTAGTCGACGATACAAAATTTGCTGACGCCGTTGCCAATATCAATCGTCGGCAAGTCACATAATGGCCCGCGCTCAAGTTCTTTTCTCGTCACGAGGCCCTAGCGTGTTTCGCAATGTCCGCAAGACGGCATGGGGCATGCCCTTGATCATGCTGCACGAGGACGCGACAGAAACCCTTGTTATGGACTTAACCAGCTATCTCGACAGCGGCGAAACCGTTAGCACGGCCACTGTGAGCGCTGATAACGTCACATGCACAGTGACGGTATCCAGCCCCAACGTCACGCTCGCCATATCGGAGCCACAGGGTGGCGGTGACATCGACCTTGTGATCACGCTATCATCAGGTCATAAATGGGCGGGCACGCTCCAGA